ATTAACTAAAAAAATTCAATTAAACTCAGCATACGGAGCAATGGGTAATCAATATTTTCGGTTTTATGATATTAGGTTAGCAGAGGCAGTAACTCTCTCTGGACAACTAGTCATACAATGGTTGGCAAAAGATATTAATCTATACTTAAATAAGTTATTATCATCATCTAATATAGATTATGTTATAGCAATTGATACAGACTCTTTATACCTAAATCTTAGCTCATTAGTTAAAACATCATATAAAAATGACATCCCAGAAGATAAAAATAAGATAGTTGATTTTTTAGATGTTGTATCTAAGACTAAAATCCAATCCATAATAGACAAAAGTTGCACTAACATTAAAGAATATTTAAATTGCAAATCTCAAAAAATGCAAATGAAGAGAGAATCTATAGCCGACAAAGCCATTTGGACAGGAAAAAAGCGATACATTCTTAATGTGTATGATAATGAAGGAGTTCGCTACGAGACTCCAAAGCTGAAAATTCAGGGTATTGAAGCTATTAAATCTTCAACCCCTGAAGTTTGTCGCCAACAAATTAAAAATGCAATTAATTTAATATTAACAAAGAATCAATCAGATCTTCAAAATTATATAAATTCATTTAAGAGTGAGTTTAAAAAACTTTCTCCAGAGATAGTAGCATTTCCTCGTGGTTGTAATGGAATTTCTACATATTTTGATTCATCAACCATTTATAAAAAAAACACTCCAATTCATGTTAGGGGAGCATTGTTATATAATAAATTACTTAAGGATAAAAACCTAACCAAGAAATATCAATACATATATGATGGTGATAAAATAAAATTTATATACTTAAAAATGCCAAATCCAATTCATGAAAATGTAATAACTATGACTGATGAGGGATTGCCAAATGAATTTAATTTAACTAAGTATATTGATTATGATCTTCAATTTGAAAAAACATTTGTTGATCCTCTCAAGATTATACTCGATGCAATTAATTGGTCCACTAATAAAACTATGAGTTTTGATGATTTATAATAAAATATTGATTTATATATTTAATTGTGTTAATATATAACTTACATTCTAGGAGATAATATGGCAAAAAATAATCCGTTCACTGATGTATTAAAAGTTCTCGAAAATGAATATGCTGCTGTTGCAGATGATGGTACATCTGCCGATGTTGTTGGGTTTATTGATACGGGGTCATATGCACTTAATGCACTATATTCTGGTAGTATATTCAAGGGAATTCCAGCTAATAAAATATCTGCCCTAGCAGGAGAAGAAGCTACTGGTAAAACATTTTTTGCTCTAGGAATTATTAAAAATTTTTTAGATACCAATGATAAAGCATTAAGTATCATTTTTGAATCTGAAGGCTCTGTCACTAAAGAAATTCTTACATCTCGTGGTGTTGATACAAAACGTGTACTAATAGTACCTGTTGAAACTATTCAGCAATTTAAAATACAAGCTCTAAGAGTTGTCGAGAATCATTTAAATACTCCAGAGAAAGAAAGGCGACCACTAATGCTTGTGTTAGATTCTTTGGGAATGTTATCTACCACTAAAGAAATGGCAGATTCAGGAACAGGAAAAGAAGTTAAAGATATGACAAGAACTGCTGAAATTCGTGCTGCATTTCGTGTTCTTACTTTGAAGTTGAGTAAAGCAAAAATTCCACTTTTAGTAACCAACCATGTATATCAAACTATGGGAATGTTTCCAACTAAAGAAATGGGTGGTGGAGGTGGATTGAAATATGCAGCAAATAATATAATAGCACTATCTAAATCAAAGAATAAAGATTCTGAGGGTAATGTTACTGGTATTTTTGTTAGATGTAAAAATTTGAAATCTCGTTTAACAAAAGAGAATACTGAAGCAAGTGTTATGTTATCTTATGATAAAGGATTGGATAGACATTATGGATTGATAGATCTTGCATTAGAGCATGGAATATTTAAAAAGGTTTCAACTAAAATTGAACTGTTAGATGGAACAACCGTTTTTGAAAAGCAAATTGTAAATAATCCACAAAAATTCTTTACAGATGATGTTCTTAAACTTATAGATACTGCTGCTCAAAAAGAATTTAGTTATGGAACTGGCACTACTGATACTGAAGAAATAATGGAGGAGATGTTAAATGAGTCAAGATAATATTAAAGAAAAATATAGAATTGTTTTTGATAAACTAGATCCTAAAAAATGGTGTGTTGAACTATTACCACCTTGTGATCCATTTCATGGAATATTACTATCATATGGAGAATTTACAATTAAGGAGCCATCTGAAGAAAATGCTGAACCTAAATTTTCATTCAGTACAGAATTGATATATGTTCCTGATAGATTGAATGGTGTAACACTTCCTGATGAAGATGAAGAAAAAATGCAAAATCTTTTGGCTAATATATTATTAGATATTATTGATAGTAATTTGAATAAGACAAAATCTGAAAACGGAAAAATATTCTTAGAGCTAGTAAAAGAAGAAGATGCAAAATAATAAAATTGAACATTTAATATTGAATAATCTAATTTTTGATGAGAGTTATTGTAGAAGGGTTTTGCCTTTTATAAAATCAAACTTCTTTTCAGAAGAAGGTGAAAAATTCTTATTTGAAAAGATATCCGAATTCATAATAAAATATGATACATTACCATCTAAACAGGCATTACTCATATTAGCAGATCAAAAAAATGACTTATTAGAGTCGGTAGAGAATCAAATTAAAAATTTGATAACATCATTTGAGAAACCTACAGTAAATCAAGATTGGATATTGGATCAAACTGAAGAGTGGTGTAAGGATAGAGCAATATATCTTGCATTAATGGCAAGTATTAAAATTGCGGATGATAAAAAAGGAAAACTTAGTAGAGGTAGTATCCCTAAGTTATTAACAGATGCTCTTGCGGTTTCTTTTGATCCTAATGTTGGTCATAGCTATCTTGATGATACAGATAGTCGTTACGATTCATATCATAAAGTAGAAGAAAAATTTCCATTTGATTTAGAATGTATGAATACTATAACAAAAAATGGTGTTCCTAGAAAAACATTAAACGTTATATTAGCTGGAACTGCGGTGGGTAAATCTCTAGCATTATGTCATATGGCTGCCAGTTATTTTATGACTGGTAAAAATGTTCTCTATATAACATTAGAAATGGCAGAAGAAAGAATTGCTGAAAGAATTGATGCAAATTTGTTGAATTTGTCTATAACAGATCTTCAAAAAATTTCTAAAGAATTATATGATAAGAAAATAGAGACTATAAAGGGTAAAACAACTGGAAGATTAATCATTAAGGAATATCCAACGGCGGTTGCAACCGTCAATCATTTTCGTGCATTGTTGAATGATTTGTATCTAAAGAAGAATTTCATACCAGACATAATATTTGTTGATTATTTGAATATTGCATCTAGTGCAAGATTAAATCACGGTAATAATGTAAATAGTTATAGTTATGTTAAAAGTATTGCTGAAGAATTTAGAGGATTAGCGGTAGAGCATAACGTACCAATTTGGACAGCTACCCAAACGAATCGTCAAGGATATACATCAACTGATATTGGTTTGGAAAATACATCAGAATCCTTTGGTCTACCTGCCACAGCAGATTTTATGATTGCACTATCAACAACTGAAGAATTGGAAAAAACTGGACAAATTCTTATCAAACAGTTGAAAAACAGATACAACGATATATCAATTCTCCGAAGATTTGTTGTTGGTATAGATAGATCAAAAATGAAGCTATTTGATTTGGAACCATCTGCTCAGGATGAGTTGGTAGATATTGATAGTAAATCTACTAAACAAACAGACACCCCAGTATTTGATAATACAGATTTTGGAAACGGCATGAAAGCTGAGAAGAAAACATTTGATGATTTTAAATGGTAATTTGTTAATTTTATCATTTTTGACATCAACAATTCTTAACTACTGTAGTGTATAAATACTTATAATATTTAATATTATAGTTTAATATGAAAAGTTTCTTTCAATATTTAATTGAATCGTCTGTAAATAAAAATACTCACCTTGAGCATTTAGAAGATTCTATTTTTAATATGGGAATTCCAGGTGCTAAAATTGCAGTAACATTTTTAGAAAGTTTAAAGAAAATGTTATCTGGAAATTCACCAAAGGGTGTAAACTTAACTGTAAAGTGGGATGGTGCACCAGCAATAGTTTGTGGAAAAAATCCTGAAAATGGAAAATTTTTTGTAGCAACTAAAAGTGCTTTTAATAAAAATCCAAAACTAAATTATACAAATTCAGACATTGATATTAATCATGAAGGTCAAACTGAATTGATTCAAAAATTAAAAATGTGTTTAGAACACCTATCAGAACTTAATATAAAAAATATAATTCAGGGAGATTTACTTTTCACTACTGGTGATGTAAAAAGTAATACATTTGATGGGGAAAAATTAATAACATTTAAACCAAATACAATTACATATGCTGTTCCAGAAAATTCAGAACTAGCTACAAAAATAAAATCAGCAAAAATGGGCATAGTATTTCATACAACATATTCTGGAAAAACTATACAATCTTTAAAAGCATCATTTGGTGCGGATATATCTAAACTAACACCTACCCCTAGAGTGTGGGTGGTAGATTCTTCATTTAAAGATGTGTCTGGAAAATGTACATTAACAAAACAAGAAACACAACATCTTTCATCAAATATAAAAGAGATTAAGAATTTTATTAAAATGTTAGATGCAGATATGGTCAAACAATTTCTACAAAACGAACAATTAAAATCTTTTATAAAAACCTATATAAATTCTAAAATTAAAAGTGGAGAATCTATATCAGGCACTAAGAAATATGCCACTGGATTGGTGAAATTTGTATCTGATAAATTTATAGAAGAAATCGAATTGTTAAAAACAGAACGTGGTAAAGAGGGAAAGAAACAGAAATTGCGAGATATTGTATCAGTAATAAATTCGCATCAAGATGTTTTAATATCTATGTTTATGATATCGGCATTAATTTCTGACGTAAAATTAATGTTATTACAAAAATTAAACGAAGCTAATTCTATTGGAACATTTTTAGAAACATCAGATGGATTTAAAGTAACAGCTCCAGAAGGATTTGTTGCTTCGGATAGAATTGGAAATGCAGTAAAGTTAGTAGATAGGTTAGAATTTAGTAAAGCAAATTTTACAATGGAAAAGACATGGTAGTAAAAAACTTTAAACAATTTTTAATTGAAGATGAAGCATCCCGTTTGGCTCTTATTAAGAGTCTACAAATACTTTCAGCACCAAGTAATAAAAAATTATCAGATAAAGAGATTTTAAATTTTGCAAAACGGTCACATGCATTTGTTAAATTTCCAAGTTCCCCTCTCCATTTATCAGCAGAACAAGATTTATTAAATATGGGGCAAATTCCTCTCCAGCAAATAATTGCACATCCTAAAGTTAATGCTTTATATAAACAGAGAGCTAGGTTGAGACTTTCGACAATTGCAGAAGATGTAAAAGATAGATGTTGGGATGGATATAAACCAACTCCAGGTAAGAAGCCATATGAAAAGGGTTCTTGCATGAAAGAAGATGATATACAAGAAGACTCCGAATATGATGGTAAAAAGGTAACATTGAATAAACCATTCAGAACACCAGACGGACCTAAAAAGTTTGCAGTATATGTTAAAAATGATAAAGGTAACGTAGTTAAAGTTACTTTTGGTGATCCTAATATGGAAATTAAAAGAGATGATACTGAACGTAGAGCAAGTTATAGGGCTAGACATAATTGCTCAGATCCAGGACCAAAATGGAAAGCAAATTATTGGTCATGTAAAATGTGGGCAGATAAACCAGTATCAAAAATTATAGAAGAATCTAATAAATTTAATTTTGTACCTGGTGTAAAAACTCCAGTTTTTAATTTATTATCTCCTACCAAAGAATTTTATGGATTGATTGGAGATACACCAGAAATTGCATTGAAGAATAAATTTGATGATGAACAATATAAAAATGTTGAAGTGAAAAGACATCCAATTATTAAAACTGTTTTTATTGTTAATTATATTAAGAATAATATCAAACAAGTTGAATATTTTGAATTGGTATGAAAAATTTATTTGAAATAACACAAAAAAAAGCTGTTATAACCTTTGGAAGAATGAATCCACCAACAATAGGTCATGAAAAATTAATTAATAAAGTAATGGAACTTGCAAGTAAAAATAATGCAACTCCATTTATATTTGTTTCTCGTACACAAGATTCTAAAAAAAATCCCCTAACATCCTCTCAAAAAATTAGATATTTGGGGTTGGGGATTCCTCATGCTAAAAAGTTTATAATCAATGATAAATCAGTTAGAACTCCATTTGAAGCATTAAAGCATGTTGAGCTACTTGGATATAGTGATATCATTTTCGTTGTTGGTGATGATAGAAAGGTTGAATTTAAAAAATCTATAACACCATACTTGAATCATCCAGATCCAAATAAGAGTTTTAATTTACAATCATTTAAAATAGTAAGTGCTGGTAGTAGAGATGCTGATTCCGATGGTGTTGAGGGTATGAGTGCCTCTAAAATGCGAGATGCTGCGATTAAAAATAACTACAAATTATTTAAATCGGGAGTTCCATCAAATCTTAGTGATAAATTTTCAAAAGAAATGTTCATAGATGTTAGAGATGGTATGAAAATTATAGAGATGGTTGAAGAGATTCGACATATACAACCATCATTAAATATTTCTAGAAAAAATATGCCTCAAATAAAAAAAGGTGACATTCAATCATTTTTTGAATTTTTAAAAACAAAAGGTATTCAAATTAGCAAAAGACAATCTTTAATATCATCATTAAAACCAACTCAAAATCAAATTGATAGTGATAAAGTTAAAGAAAAATATGAGTATTTTAAAACGGGAGAAAATCCTAAACCATTTATTGTTTCCAGTGATAATTATATATTAGATAGTCATCATCAATTTTTTGCATTAAAGATTATAGATAACCACATGAAAGTTGATTGTTTTCACATTTCTATAAATATGAAACAGTTACTAC